TTGCTTACCAATCATATTTGCGCCAGCAGTTGTATCAATTACCAATTGTGGGTCAATATCGCCGCCATTATCTTTCAGCATTTTACGGGCTAATGATGCGCCCATATAATCATTCGCAGTAGCAAAAGGCGTAGTGCCAGCAGTACCAGCAGCGCGACTAAAAGTAGCTTGCAACCCAGCCAAATCAGACTCGACTTCATTCACAATTGACCGAATAGCTTGTGCGATTTTCTGAGCGCGAACACCCATATAACCAGCACCTGAATTAAGCTTCAATTGGTCATCGCCAATAAAACCGAAGTTCGCAGCCCGTGACTTAGTAATAACGATATCAGTTGAGCCAGAAGTTTGGCCAGTTGGGTCAGGTATTGACATTGCTGGGGAAATATCAGCAACATTTCCAGCAGGTTCGACATCGATGCGGATGTTTTGATTAATACCAGCAGCAGACGCAGAAGCGTTCATTGTTACAGCAGGGATTAATCCAGTAAGTTCTCTTGATACAACATCTAATGCTTCATAGATATCAGGTACAAGTGCAGTTATGTTATTTTCAGCCATGTTATTTCCTATAAATTATGTGATTTCAGCTTTACCAGCGGCTATATCTTTTGAGAATGCCATCTGTTGAACTGGGTTTAATGCCGCAAATTCGGCTCTATTTATTACCTTAGCAGCACCGCTGTTATTATTGCCACCAGTAGCACCGCCACCAGAAGAATCAATACCATCTATCAAAAAATCATAGTCTGGATTTCTTTGTACTTCTAACTTTAAATCTTCGGGACTTGAAACAGTCAAGTTCCCGTCTTTATCTGTGACCTTAATGCCTTCATCTGTGTATTTGAATCGGCTCTTAAGTTCCTTGGCAAGCAATCTAGCACGTTTTGGATCTTTTGTTAAACTGTTTGCTAACGCTAATGCAGCATTTTCTTCACTACCTGTAGCAGCCTTTTTATCTCGATGCTCTATTTGCAGCAATAACTCTTCGCGCTGCGCCTCAGAACTTTTAAATAATTGCTCATAATCATTCGATGCTTTTAACCGTTCTTTCTCTTCTGACGCTGCCTTGGCTTCTGCTGCCTTGGTATGCTTGTTAGACTCATTGATCTTAGCTTGCAGTCTTTGATTGTCAGCCGTTATAGCGTCCAACTGTTCTTGCAAAGCTATTGATGGGTCAATTACTACTTCTTCGGTTACTACTGCTTCTTCTTCCATTACGATATCCTAGTCACTGACTAATTATGTGCCACAGGCACGTTTTAAAAATATTAGGCGATTGCGCCATCAGGTATACCTTCCCACCAATTATAATCTCTTATCGGCTCACCTTCTTTTAACGCTTTAACAACCTGAACCCAGACAACATCAGCTTCTATAGCAAATGGGGCTGGAGGGTCAGCATTAAAGACCCTTGCATATTCTTCAAAATCTCCCCACATCTTATCGGTCATCATTTTAATATACCCTCATAAACTTTAGCCATTTCAGGAGCAAGCATTTTAACAATATCCCACCAATACTTATTTCGGTGTCCGTAAAGGGCATTTAAATTTGCAAAAGATTCTGTAAATTTTAGATACTCTGCTTGCCTATAATATTTACCTGAATGACCATAATAAAAACCAGAGTCATGGTCAGCTACAATGTTTTTAGTTGATGAGCCGACTAAATCAGATAGCCCAGCAAATGAACCGTCCTTCTTCCAGTTCTTCACTGTTTGGTCAAATGCATCACTTTTCATAGTTAGTTTTAAGAAGCCATCTGCCTGTTTATGCTTTAGGGCTACCATAGATTTATATAAGGTTGACAACTGATCTCCAGTCGCCTTACTTAGCCCGTTAGGAAGCATATTACTAGATTCCTCCATTAGTTTAGTAAATTTATCAAAGTCTATATTATTTTTACTAGCAAATCGATCTAGTGCTTTAATTTGCTTATTGATGCTCATAGAGCTAATTTCACCAGAATAAGCTATATCAGAATCCAGAGCCTTTTGAGCCTTAACCCAAGACGCTTTTGTTGAGGTTTGCTGGTATAGCTTATTAGCCGCCCATCGGGATGGCAATGCTTTATCAAAACTAGTATTTTTACTTGCATCGATAAGGCTATTAGAATCTAATTTTAATGCATCTCTAAAAGCTATAGTAGAACTAAAGTAAGCCTTATTCTCCAGATTACCGCCAATCTTAGCATCAATTATATGCCCCATTTCATGCCGCCAGACTGACTGATCATATAAATTACCAGACTTATATGATACAGGGATGTTTATCTGGTCGCCGCCTCTCGCCCAAGCCCCACCCCTTTTCCCCTTTATATTAGTGAGCGTGATCGTTTGGTTTACAGCCATTAACGAGATAAAAGAAGACCTTGACCCTTTTGTTGATTTATCATTCCAGACGTCAGTTGCCGCGTCTACTTTGTTTTTAAATGGGGAGGAAATATTTGCCGCTACTTTTTTGGTCGCTTTAGTCTTTACAACTTTCCTCTTTACCGCTTCACCAAACGCTATCGGGTTTAATTTCTTCAATTCAGGGAGAGTATAAACTTTTCCTGAATCATCTGTGAACTTCCCGATAGACAACTTTCCACTTCTGAATAATTTAGCTCTTTCTTCACCTAAGACTTCAATCTGCACACCCTTGTTTTGACCTTTAAGCCAACCGCCATAAGTCCTATTAGCTGGTACTGCGCCATCAATACTAGCTCTTTCGCCTACTATCTCAGAGCCTAAATCATATTTAGGATTTACTTTCGGAACGGCTACGCTTCGACAATTCCAATGTAGCTTTGGTAGCGGACCAGTATTTAAGGGATATATATTCCCATCAAGGCTTGAACAGGTGATAGATGTCCTGCTATCCAGTGTAGCTGTGAATTCCCAGCCATCAACTACATCGTCATTAGCATCATACGTTTCTTTTCTAGCTTGCTCACCCATGTGACCTGTAGTCGTTTTAACCAAAGTAGCCGCTTGATTCTCAAACTGATTACCCACAACATTGGTTATGTCTTCAACTATCTCGTCAGTAGTCCTACCAAGTATTGCGCCGTCACGAATGAACTGACCTATTTCCTTTGACTTGTTTCTACTGAAATTATTAATAGCTTTATCAATAGTAATGCTCTGAGTCTTCTTACCACCGATTAATTTCATTGGAACTTTAGTGATAACGGCTTTTATCTGTCGAAGTGATGCTGGGGCGATTGTTTCTGCTGCGGTTAAAGATAACAAGGCTTCACGTGCAAAAACCGCTTCTGCTTCGCCAAAATCTTTTAAACCGCTAATCATATCTGCGCCGTACTCGTTTAAATATGTCGCCGCTATCTTCTCAACCTGTTTAGCTAGAGCTACAGCCCTCACCCTATCATAGTCAGACACTATCTTTTTTTTAACATCACGCGATAATCTTTTAAGGTGCTTTAAAAGCCTTTTAGCCTCACCCTTAGAATAACGCTCTATTAATATCTGCCTCAACGTCAGAGAATCAATTAACCCTGTATTACTCGACATTAGACAGGACTAGTAGCTTCCGCATCAGCAACGATCTCATCATCTTCGCGCTCTATCTCACCCGATTTCCTTAGTGAGTCTCTAATGTCATCAGCGGCAATAACGCCACGATCTAGTAATTGGATTTTAGCCATTAGCATTTGCGAGTTAATAGTCTTATCATAGAAATCATCGTTAATTTTATATTCAGGCACTATGGCAACACCCATAAAATTAGCAACCCAACTTAATGATAATTCGATAGCGCTTGATGCATTCTGAACTATATTAGTTAAAACAGAGTTATCACCTGCATGTTTAATTCTTGCAGCCTCCGCTGTTTCAGCTTGACCACCTGACTCTATCATTCTAGCCCCAATGCTAACCATTTGATCTTCTTTCATCTTCATTGCTTCAAAAGCTGCGCCATTGCTAGATGCCTGTAATAAAGATGCTGAACCGCCGCCGCTTGTTGCTATTCCGCGCCTCGCACCAACCTCGATTCCATTTGGATTTAATGCTTCAAATTCAACCGCAGAAGTATTGCCAGTATCTATGTGCAGCATTGGCTGACCATGTAGGAAAATACCTTCCTCATAATCTGCACTATTTCTATAATGACCTATGTTTATTTCAGCAATGTCATATAGTGCCGCGTCATCTACATCAGGGTCATTACTGTAAGTTCCAGCAATAACTATTGGTATGTAATTTAATAATTTCCCATTAGCCCTTGGCTGAAAACTACTGATCATCGTGTCTGATCGCCAGACTTCTTGAGTATAAATACCATCCTCTAGCTTTAATATTCTATATTGATCTTCTTGGTCTTGACTATAAACATCGTCTTCAATGTCATACTTTTCGAGCAAGGTAACTAAAGATAAAACAATATCGCCATTAATGACTGACGTCTTCCAGTTTATAATATTTTCGGCCGTATATACTTTTATAGTAGATTTTAAGCCCAGCCTATTAATTTGCTCTTTACTCATGTTTTTCTCAGAAGCTGGGTAATCAGCTAATAAGCCTATTCTGCCAACTTCAAGTAAGTCGCCTACAACTATCTTAGCC